TTAAAAAATAGTATCTAATTTATTGACCAGTTTATCCTCCATATCCTCAGTAGTATGAGAATATATTTCCAAAGTCATCTTTGCATTTGAGTGTCCAACTCGATCCATTATTGATTTTATTGGAAGACCAGACTCTGCTAAAAACGAAATATGAGAATGCCTAAAAATATGGCTAGATAAGTTTTTTTCTATTTTAGCCTGTTTTCCATATTTTTTTAATATCTGTATGAAGCAAGCTATTGTTGTAGGTTGATTCCATTTTTCAAAACAGAAAATATAATCATCGCTTGACAATGGCTGGAAACGTTCGCTAAGTCGTACTATTTGTCTTTGAATAGCTTCTATGACACTCTCTGATACTTTGATTGTCCGTATTGAATTTGTAGTCTTTGGTAGCGTCTTGATTTTGTTTACTGAATCAAAATTACCTGTGATCTCAATTTTGTTGTTTTCGAAGTCTATATTCTTCAGTTGTAAGGCAGTTAACTCACCATATCTCATACCAGTTAATGCCAGCACAAGAACCATATCAGCGTACTTTTGGTGATATTCTCGACGATTAAGGACATCGACAAGTGCTTTTATTTCTTGCATGGTGAGAAAGTTGTTACGCTTTTTTTCCAGTTCTTCTAAAGTCTTTGGTTTTTGAGGAATCGTAGTATAATCGACCTCGTTGTTTTCAATGTAAGAGTATTGAACAGCGTAATTAAAGATACCTCTGAGCCTATGCCGTACTTTTTTAGCTGTAATATATCCGTTGCTTTCAATAATTTTTTCAATAGCCTCTTGAAGAAAGCGCCTATCAAGATTTGCTAATAAAGTATCAGATGGTATGACTTGTTTCATTATCTTATCAATTGACTTGCAATTGTGTTTCGTTGACTCTTTGACTGTTTGTGACCAGGATTTATAGAAAAGGTTATAAATCTCTTCAAAAGTAATGCTTTCTACTTGTTTTGTGCTGAGTTTTTTATTTATCTTCTCTTGCAACAAGATAGCAGCTTGATTTCTTGCTTGTGGAGTTTTCTTCTCCATGGTTACTGAAACTTTTTTTAATTTCTCAGTATATGGATCTTTATATCGCTCAAAAAATTTGTATTTTCCGTTGGAAAGTTCTTCCATCCACATTGATTTTACCTCACTTTTTTGATAAAATGGGTATAAGAAAAAGAGCTTTTTAATGCTTTTTTCTTGCCACTAGCCTCACGCTCTCGGTCTGCAAACTTCTGAGCGTGGGGCTTTTTTGAGTTGTTTCCAAAATGGAAACAGTTGCTAGATAAAAAGAAAAGTAGCCGTATCAAATACGGCTACCATCACGTTATGGATCTAAAATCCAAATGTAAACTTTATGGAGCTAAACTCCTAATAGCTGTATTGTAATATAATTATTAAGAAATGTCAAGAGATTAGAAAAGGTATAATTCTTTTAACTTTTCGTTAATTTTGTCCAATGTGTTATCAGATACTTTCATTTTTCCGATTGGATCTAATCTATTTTTCTTTAAAATTCTATCTTTGCTGATTGTTTGAAGGTTATTACATTTGGCGTAAGAACGCTTAATGTATTTTTTGTAGTATTGAGTTAATTCGATAACATCAGTTATTTCTGATTGTGTCCGTTTAAGATTATCATCGTCTATTATCTTAGGTTGAATTATTTCGTTTGAAAATTGTTCTGTATAAGCTTGGTAGACATCCGATAAGGCAGCTTCAGTAATTGCATTATTGGAATCTAAATATTTTAGGTAGGCAAACAATTCTTTGTGTAATTTTTCAATATATTCATCAAGCAAAATAGAAGGATATTCCGCAATGACTTCGTCTATGAGTACAGTATCTATTTGATTTTTAGATGTTAGAGGAATTACTGTAAGTGTTTTTTTATAGGGACTATCTACTTTGTCTAAGACAATAGCCCAATGATTATTTGATAATTCTCCGCCTATATTTACACCGAACTCTACGAATATCAGAGAGCCACGACTGAATTTCCAATATTTTCTTTTTTGAGTCTTAGCTTCAAATAAGAATTGTTCAGATTGTCTTTTAACTGCTGGTGCAAGAAATCGGTATTTAGAAGATGTATGTTTTGCTTTACCAAGTTTATAGAGTTTTTCAACTTCTATGTAGTTTTGTTTGGTTTGTTCAAAATATGGATTTTCTTTATTCATTTTATTTCTCTCTATACACCCCGACAACTGCATAAATCTTGATGTGTGTATCTTCGGCTGGTGGGAAGTCTAGGATGATATCTTCATACTTGTCATTGAGTGACACTAGGCGTAAGCGTCCGTTTTCGGTATATATCTTCTTGAAGTAAGAACGGTCTCCATATGCGATAACTGCTAAATCTCCGTTGTAGGTAGTCAGTCCTTTGTCTACTAAATAGAGAATGTCTCCGTCTTGGTAGTCGGGTTGCATGGAGTCTCCACTGACCTTGGTCGCAATATCGTGGCGTGGTGGTCGCTCGTCAACCTCTATAGTCTCTCTATCTGTATCATCGTAGCCAAATCCATAGTTAAATCCACAAGCTGCTGCCGTCTCAGATACAACCTCAACTTGGTACAAGCTGATAACTTCCGATACTTCGTTTATCTTCGTTTCTTCTTCGTTTTGGCTCTCCAGAAGCTCCTCAGAGGTCCGTAGCACGATTTTTTGATTGGGTGGTGTTAAATGCACTACCTTATCCATTATCTGCTGTGTGAGCGAATCTGGAGCGTCTGGCAGTGAGTTGGTGGATTCTTCTTTAAAAGTAGTATCTATATCTGATTTTTTAACACCGAAATAATCAGCCAGTTTTTGGATAACACCAAAAGAAGGAGCGCTTCTTAACTTCATATAGTCTGTCATAGTACTTGCTGTAATTCCAACTTCTTTAGCCAACTCTTTTTGGGTGATGCCACGTTGCTTTCTAAAGTGTGTAATATTTTCAGCAATAATTTGCATTCGTTTTTTTTCGTCCATTTACGATTACCTCGTATTTTTTATAATTACATTATATATCATTTTTGAATGATAAACAATCAAAAATACGAAAAAATCCTATTTTTTTGATAAAAACTATTGACAATACGAAAAAATCGTATTATAATTAAATCAAGCTTAAGGAAAAGGAGGTAAGGCAAATGAACGAACTAGAAAGAACAGCCCTCAATGAGATATTGAGGACTGTGACATATATAGCTGAGAAGTTGGATGAAGTAGATTCTAAGATTTCTTTGAACGATTCACAAGCTCTTGAGCATCAAGGAAATTGAGTTTCATTTCCATGTAGTGAATAACTCCGTGTAGGTAGTTCTTTAGGTCTGTAAAACCTTTATCAGGATTATTTCTATAGTAATGACCTTCGTCGTTACCGATATAAGCAGATGCAAGCGCAAATGTTTTAAGGTCTTCATCCTTGATATATTTTTCAATAACTTGTTTTAATGACATTTTAATGATTTTATCTTCATCATCAGGATTTGTAACAATGGAGAAATCTTTAACAAAGAACTCAAGCGCCTTACGGTATCCAATACCTGCAATGTGGTCTAGTTGTTCGTGTTCAGCTTTCAGTGCTTGGACATAGATTTGCTTACCAATTGGAGAAACTATCTCTACATCGTCAGATATAGGTATATCGCTCGGAAGATTAGGGATTACTTTGATATGTTCAATTTCGTATTTTTCGGTATAGTCATTGATTAAAAATCTTGTAGCTATAAACTCCTCTGTCCAAAAGTGCTTACAACCTAAGCATCTACATGTTAATACTAAGCTTGTTTTATTTTCTCCAAGAGAAAAATAAGAAGAGTTCACAAGATCTGGATTGGTTGGTTTTTTACAATTTGGGCAAATGTCTTCAACGGTTACAGGCCTAGAAACAGAAGAATTTACTTTCACTCGAAATATCATAAGATTTCTCCAATCGTTTTATTTTGATTATACCATATTTGAAAGGGGGTGAGGAAATGAGACCAAGACGATATCCGTATAGTGGGAAAAAGAGTCCACCTTCGTAAAGGCAGACCCTGAGTTAATGTTGAATATCAATAAGATTGATGTTGGACATATACAAGCGAAAAATATATTTGGAAAAATTTAAGGAGTAGGAGGATGGATGAAAGAAAATATAGAACATCTTCATGAACGCATAAAGCATTTTCAGTCATTGATTGCTTATATGTCTGAGCATGAGAAAAAGTATTATTTAGAAAAAGATTGGTTCGATAACCCAACCCTAATTTCTATAGAAGACGCAAAAAAAGAAGTAGAACTACTTTAACAGAAAGGAGGTAGGAACGTGCAGTGGACTTTAGAAGCTATGAGAATCAACAAAGGACTTACTCAAGCAGAGTTGGCAGAAAAATTTGAAGTTTCAAGTCAAACAATTGCTAGATTAGAAAAAGATAGCTCTGATATCGGTTATCAGCTATTGAAAAAATACATGTTTTTTTTCAATGTGAAATTCGATGATATTTTTTTAGGGAAAAAATACGAAAATTTCGTAAATAACTAGAAACAAAAAAATAAGAAGGAGGAACACATAGATGGAAAGCGTTCTTGAAAGCTTGAAACAAGAAAAAGACCACCTCGAAAAAATCATTAAGGTAGTTACCTCTGGTGGTAAATTTCTGAGATTGCCGTATCAAAAAAAGTCACGCTCGATTAGTGAGAATCTGAAATTGATTTCTCAAAATCTTGATAAATTGAGCGAGCAAGTTCAACAAACCACGAATCAGCATTCATGATTTCAAGATGACGAAAGAAACCTGTTTTGGTTTCCAGTTCAGAATCGTGTGCATAACGTAATATTTCTCTAGCAAAGATGGTTTCAAAATCAAAATCTTTACCATCATCGTAGATGTCGCGTTTGCTTGCTTTGAGTAAATATTCTTTAAAAGTCATAAGGTTAACTCCTTTCTGCTTATATTATAGCAGAAAAGGAGATAGCAAAAAAGCACCTGACGGAAATCAGGCGCATACTTAAATATTCAACATGATTATAACACGAAAGGAGCAAAAATGGAAGCAGTTGAAATTGTAAGAATTAAAGATGTGATTATTGAAAAAGTCTCTGCTAATGATGAAGAGTTAAAACGTATCTTTGGATGTTCAAAACGACAAGCAGGAGAGCGAAGAAGAGAAATGCAAAAACTCCCTAGTCAGCAAAAACATCTTTTGGATAGTGGACAACTTGTAACGATTAAAGGTTTCTATGAATACTTGCAATATCGTGGAACTAAAGCTTGGAAAAAAGAAATGGAAACAAGCAAGAAAATGAGGTCAGCAGGATGAACCTACTATCAAGGATCAAAAACTATTTTTCAGAAGAGGTCAAAGAAACTAATCTCGACTGGAAAGAGGTCGCTTTAGACCTCAATCAATCACTAATTGAAACACAGGAAAAACTTCAAGAAGCGAATCAAGAAATTGCAGACTTGAAGAAAATCGTAGCAATCTACAAAGAAAAGGAGAAAGAAAAATGATGGAATACATTTACCTGGTAATAATCGTAGGAATTGGACTATGGTCGCTAGTAAATAAACTAGATGACCACGCTGAAATGAAACAAAAAGAGCGCCAGCTGATGGCAAACAATGTCGCACGGATGAATCTGAGAAATTCAGATAAGCAATTTACTTATGATGTAGAACCGCCTGAAGGGTTGAAATAAGGAGGAGAAACATGACTCAAGCGGAACAAATTAGGGAATATTATAGAGAGCACCCTGCTGCCTCATGTGATGAAGTGGCTGAGGTTGTCGGTACAACAAAAAGCAACGTAAGTGCAAACCTGGCCAAAGACATCAAGGCAGGCAGATGCGTTCGCTTGGAAGACAAGTCATACGACTACTCCCCTTACTTTAATCACACACAAGCGCTCACTGAGTTGGTTGATTGGAAGAATGATACCAGACGTGAGTGGGTGGATATGCTGACAAGAGCAGCAGAAAAAGAAACGGATAGCAATGTTATGCGTTTGTTAATCAAAGAAGCAAATAAATTGATGAAAGAGGTGACGAAGTAGATGGTTCGAAATAAATTGACAGATTTAACCAATACTCTTTTCGCCCAGTTGGAAACATTGGACGATAGGGATCTTACTGCAGATGAATTAAAGACGGAACTCCAACGTTCAAAACAGATGGTCGCTATCTCAGGTCAAATCTTACAAGCAGGTCAATTGGCGCTAGATGCTGAAAAATTCAAAGACAAGGTAGGTGAAGTCAATGCCCCGATCGCTTTGCTGGAAGGATGAGTACACGGAGTACATGCATGAAATATACCCTGGTCGTTTAACTCCTGAAGTAACCAGGTTGTTGAATGAAAAATTTGGTACGAATTATAACAAGAGTCAAATCGGTGGCGTACGCAAACGTCTAGGGTTAGCAGTTGGAAAAGTCTATCAAGGTCGATTGCTGACAAAGGAGCAACATGATTATCTTGTATCGATCCAAAAAAATAAGATTTCTCGTAATGTCGCAAATGAAATGAACCAAAAATTTGGCTTATCGCTAACTGAGAAACAGATTAAGAGTTATCGGAGAAATAATAATCTACATAGTGGGTTGACGGGAAGATTCGAGAAAGGTCAGACTCCTCACAATAAGGGGAAGAAGTACCCCAATATGCCAAAAAACAGCGGGCAGTTCAAAAAAGATAATCGACCTCCGAATTATGTACCTGTCGGCACTATCAACTACACAACAGACGGTTATCCAAAAGAAAAGATTGGAGAACCTAATCAATGGGTTTTGAAACATCGTAAAGTCTGGGAGGACCATCACGGGCTGATACCAAAAGGGTACTCAATCGTTTTTCTGGACGGTGATAAAACAAACTATGATATTTCAAATCTGGCATGTTTATCTAAGAATGAAATTGCTAGAATGAATCAAAATCATTTATTCACGTCCAACGCTGATTTGACTAAAACAGGTATTGGACTAACAAAACTTACAAATAAAATCAGAGAGGTAGAAAAAAATGGCTAGTTTATACGAACTGACAGGTCAGTTTCTGACAATTTATCAAATGGATATTGATGACGAAACAAAAACGGACACACTTGAGGCTATCGATTGGCAAGAACAATTCGAACAGAAAGCAGAAGGATATGCCCATGTTATCAAGAATCTAGAAGCCGACGTGGCCATGTACAAGGCTGAGGAAGAGAGCTTCAAAGCCAAGAAACAGGTGGCACAGAAAAAGCTGGATTATGTAAAGGATAACATTATGGCAGCTATGAATGTCACGGGGCAAACCGAAGTTAAGAGTGGTGCCCTGATTATAAAAATTGCTAAGAATCCAGAATCAGTCAAGGTCAACGAAGACGACCTTCCGAAAAAATATTTTACAAAAAAAGTGACGCTTGCGCCGGACAAAAAAACACTCAAAGAGTTGCTTAAATCTGGCAAGAAAGTCAAAGGTGCGGAGCTTGTCCGGACAGAAAAGTTGGTGATTAAGTAATGGAATTGATGAATAAAACACGAGTAACAGATTCACTAGCAGTTGTGATTGGACCAGAATCGATTGAAGTACTTGTTACTGAAGGTTTTCTATTTGATGTTGCGATTCGTTTTGTAAAAGTAGACGAAACAAATCTTGATCAAGGAAATGAAAAGCCAGTATTCACTCCGGAATACAAGCTGGTCACAGTTGCTAAATACAAGGAAAAACCTATCTTTGAATCGGAGGAAGATATTCGAAAATTTGAGAAGCAAGCAAAAGAAGTTAAATCGCTATTTGCCTTTGCAAAGGTAAATAAACAAAATTGGTTTAACACTGCCCTTTATCCAGGAGTGCTGACTGAGAAAGTTGGTGTTTGATGAAAATTTTAGCTATTGATCCAAGTAGTAATAAAATTGAAACCAGCACAACAGGAGTTGTCTTGTTGGATAATGCAAGATTAGTTGATAGCTGGGTTGTCTCTTATGGTATGAGAGGTTTCGCTGATTGGTTTCACGAAATCGGAACAAATCTTGAATTCGATGTAGTTATTGTTGAAGAATTTAAGGCGAGGGATAACGACAAGTCGAAAGATAATAGCGTGGCAGAAACCATCGCCTATATCCAACTTTGCTATCCAGGTGCCATTCTTCAATTCAATGCAGGTTACAAGTCGGATATTCCAAACGATCTTTTGAAAATCTTAGACCTTTGGAAATTTGAAAAAAGTCATCATCAAGATATTCGAGCAGCAGCAAGACTTGGATTATTTTGGGCAATGAGAAATGATATTGAAGAAGTGGTTCATGATATCGGAAAGGTGGTGAGTGAGTATCACAATAACGCTAAGAAAGTGGCAAGCTGAAGCGATTAAAAGAAGTGAACATTTATCTAATGGAATCTTTTTAGAGGCTCTTGGGGGCAGAGGCAAAACTATCTGTGCACTTGCTATTGCAAAACATAAAAAAGCTAAAAAAATCATCATCACAAACAATCGACTAGCTATTCTGAATGGTTGGATAGATGCAGTCAAGTTTATGAATTTTGATAAAGGTGTTGAGATTATCATTCAGACAGATAGATATCTTCAAAATCAAGTCAAAAAGGGGCATAAATTAGATTGTGATGTGCTGATAGTAGACGAATGGCAGAATATGTCTTCTGACAAACAAGTGGCCTTATATCGCAAAATAAAGCGAAAATACACGATAGGTCTTTCAGCGACACCAATTCGGAAAAAAGGACAAAATTTCTATCCGCTTGAAAAAACGGTATTTGGTTGGGCAACCCCAAATAATAAATTTGACTGGCAAAAGACTCATGGAAAAATGGTCTATGATCCATTTAGCTATTCAAAAGAGAAGTGGGAAGATTTTCAAAATTATGAAAGTTATATCTCGAGCTTGCCTAATTTCTTCCGCTGGGAAGAGATTGAAGGAATTGAGAATGCAGTTGAGAATAACGGTTTTGAGATTAAGTTTTACCAAAAGAGAGTCGCCTCTGGCAATCCAGAAAAACTTGCAGAATTTAGAAAACTAAATCTTGTAACAGTGGACGGCAAAACTGCAATGGCCAAGCAATCGTTTGGAAGAAAGACCTTTGAACGCTACCTTAATCAAACAGGCGTAGCAGTCGATTTTCCAAAATTAAAGCCAGTAAATGCGGATACGCCATTGATGTTACAACTTGACGGTTTAATCGAACGAGCACCACACGATATGTTGATTGTCAGTAAATCTAAGCAGATTGTCAACGTCATTAGCGAGCGCCATCCTGAAATTGGAATCTGGACGGGCGATATTCAAGAAGGACTTTATAAGAAATTCGTGGTTGCTACTAGTCAAGTGTTAGGTGTCGGAGTAGACGGCTTGCAACACAAATACCAAACTATTGTCGTATTGGATCCAGTAGAAGAAGGTTCTGGAGAATATGATGATTATCGACAATTGCTCTGGCGCATAACAGGAAGTCGTCAGCAGCATGATGTAAATGTAATTGAATTTTATTATAAAGAAAGTTAAAAAAAAGAGGAAAACAAAATGAATAAAACAACTGAAATGATCGTATTTCGTAGCCGTAAAACTGGAGAATTTCTTAATTCTTACAAGGACAGAAGTTCTTTAGCATTTGCAGCTGACTTTTGCAGCTTGGAATATTGTTTGAAGCTTCCTCGTAAAAAATACGAAGACAACAAAAAGACTTACAAGGCTCTTGCTGCAGCTTTTGACTGTGAAATTGTCGCAGTTGAAGCGGAATACAAATTGACCTATCCGAATGGATCAGAAGTTGAACCTATCAAGCGTGACCGTTCATCAATTGAGGACATGATTAAGGATATTATTGGAGGGGTTCTCTAATGGCATTTACACTTCCAGCAAATAAACCACAAGTTCCTAAAGATACCCCACGAAATTTTTTCATCTACGGCGAAACCATGAGCGGAAAGTCTTATCTTGCAAATGAATTCCCAAATCCAATCGTTTTGAACACAGACGGGAATGCAGAAGCTAACACTGTTCCAAGCATTCAGCTGATCAATGAAAAAGATGACAAGGGACGAATTACCAATTCAGTAATTAAGCAGCTTGGAGATATCTTGCTTGCTCTCCAGACACAGAAGCACTCTTATGAAACAGTCGTTATTGATGTAATTGACGATGTTATTGAAATGATTAAGATTGCAGTTTGTGATGAATTAACCCCAGTTGGTAAACCTCGCTTGAAATCCTTGTCGGAAATTCCATACGGCAAAGGATACGACTTCTTTAACCAAGCTATCACAGAATTAGTCATTGACCTCAAAGCATTGCCAATGAATGTTATTTACATCAGCCGTCAGGTATCTGAATATGATGACAATGGCAATGCCACCAAAGACAAGCCAAGCTTGAAAGATAAGTATGTCAATCTTATCAATGGAAACTCTGATTTGATGATCCACACTGAAAAACTCGGCAACAACTACAACCGTGAGATTGACCGCAAGCGTAAGACCTATTATGCGGACCAGGTTGATGACAAGGCCATCTTGAAAATCTTGGCAACTATCCGTGGGGCTGTTGAGCCTGCAAAGGGCAAGCTAGCCCCTAAAAAAGAAGCAGCTAAGACAACTAAACCAGCTAAGACCGAAAAAACAAAAGAGGCACCTAAGAAAGAAGTTGACTCTGATGATGAACTATTTTAAGAAATAAAGGAGAATACACATGAGCTTACTAGATATCGCAAAATCAATCAAAAAAGAGGGCTTTGACCCACGCAAAGACAGCGCCAACGGTCCTGCACCAATCCCAGCTGGTACTTATCCAGTAGTCCTGAAGAAAGCAACCTTCAACGTATCGGACAAAGGCTGGGAAAGCCTTGGTTATCAATTTGAAATCCGTGGCGGTGATTACAGTGGACGCTCTGAATTTGCAACATTTGGCACACTGACTGAATGGAACGGTAAGAACCTTGACTGGGCAGTTGAACGCACTATGAAATTCTTTATCAAAGCCTTGGTCCTTGCTGGCGACAGTATGCAAGGAAATGAAGAAGACGGTAAAGCCTTGGAAGAGGCTCTACAACGTAAGGCAGTTGGCTCTTACTACAACCTTGTTATCTCTGTGACTAAGGGGAAAGATGGCCGTGAGTTCCGAAACTATGACCTTGAAGAAGAAGAAGCACAACCGCTGACTGAAGCTGATATCGATGAAGATGACCTCCCTTTCTAAAAAATAGCAAGTTTTGGGTCATTGATGAAACTGATGAAAGATTAGGACCATTCAATACATTTGAAGAGGCTTATCAATCGTTGTTATTTTATTTAAAAATGACTGAAGATGAATATCAGTCAAACTATACGGCCCAGGAACTTGTTTATATTTACAAAGAGGAGAAAAAACCATGCCGTCGATGAAAGAATACGCATTACAGTACCAAAAGTTAGGGTTCTCAGTCATTCCAATCAATCCTAAAAACAAGATGCCTTTAATCGAATTTGCTGATAAACCAGCCATGACTGCAAGTGAAATCGAACGATTTTGGGATGGATACCCAAATGCGAATATTGCTTTAAGGACAACTAACTTCTTTGTCATTGATATCGATAAGCATGGCAAAGAGAATGGCTTTGAGTCGTTAAAAAAATGGGAACATTTAAATTTAATTGAACCAACTCTTCAAGCCAAAACTGCTAGTGGTGGAAAGCATCTGTTATATTTCAAAAGAGATGATGAACCAATTACTCAGATGATTAAATTCTTGCCTGGTGTTGATATCAAAGCGCACGAGAATAACTATATCATAGTAGCACCTTCAGCAACAGAGAATGGCCAGTATGAGTGGGATTTGGAGAAATCAGCGGAAGGTGGGACAATCGTAACTCCTTCCCGTGATCTAATCCGAGCAATTAAGAAGCAGTATGGTAAAACTCATGGCTATAGATACGATGGCAAAGATGGTCTTAGGGATTTAGCGAGGCGTTCACAAACCAGAGACCGAACACAGACTACAGATCTCTTTGAAACCATCGCCCTTGGTTTTGGTGATGAAGGTGGACGAAATGACAAACTAGCAAAATTCGTAGGTGGTCTCTTATATCGTGCGGTCGACGATGGTGTAGTTGTTCAACTTGCAAGATTAGCAAATGCAAATAGTCCAAACCCTTTGCCTGAAAAGGAAATGATGCGTACTATTGAAAGTATGATTAAAAAAGATAGGAGGTGATTGTGATTGGTAATGTAGTAAGTATTGACTCACAACCTAAGATGATAACGACTGCCAAGGGAGACATCAAGGCCAACAGTCCAAGTAATGTGTTGATGTCTTTCAAAGCTGATGATCAGTTGAGTATTTACCTAAAGCACAACGATTTTTCCCAAGAGCATGAACTCCTTAAAGATATCAAGATCGGCAACACTCTTTTTAAAAAAGGTGAGCTCCCTTCTAACTTTGATTCAGTCGTAAAAGTTTACTTTGAAAGTGTGTTAGGTGTTGCTTTCTCAAACCAAGCGATGCTTGATGGCATGGAGACTTTCTTTTCAGAAAGATCATACAATCCAGTTATTGAGTATATGGAGAGAGCAACTGAAAAGTGGGACGGCAGAAACCGGATTGACCGCATGCTTCAAGTATATCTCGGCGCTGAAGATATCCCTTTAGTTTCTAAAATCGCTCAAATGTGGCTAGTTGGTGCAGTTGCTAAAGTTTATGATCCATACGTTAAGTTTGACTATGTTCTGGACCTGGTCGGTGGACAAGGAGTTGGGAAAACGTCCCTCCTTCAAAAATTGGGTGGCGAATGGTATACGGATGCCGTAACAGATTTCTCTAATAAAGATAATTACGACATTATGTTAAAGAGTCTAATCGTCAACGATGATGAAATGGTGGCCAGTAATCGGATGAGCTTTGCAGAAACTAAGGCCTTTATTTCTAAAACTAGCCTACGTTATCGTAAACCATACATGAAACGAACAGAAGAATTTGCCAAGAACTTCATCTTAGCCAGGACTACTAATCAAAAAGAATACCTCAAGGATAAAACCGGTGAACGTCGTTTTCTACCAGTTATGGCAGATAGTAAACGGCAAAAAAAACATCCAATGGAAATCGAGCCAGAGACAATTGAACAAATCTGGGGCGAAGCCGTTACAATCTATCGTGCTGGTGCTGATTTGATGTTTGATGAAAATACAGAGGATGAACTGAATATCTACCGTGAACAGTTCATGTATCGTGATGAAGTTGAATTACAAGTGCTTGAATATCTTGATATGCCCGTCCCTGAAAATTGGCAAAACTGGTCTATTCAGCAACAACATCAATACACAAGTAAATATTTCGATAATAGTAGCGACTTTGATCCTGGAAGCAAAAAACTAGATAAGGTCTCAACTCGTGAAATGATGTACAACTTATTTATGAGAAATTCGAATGACAGGAAGCTGTCAACGAAGATTAACATGATCATGGATAATCATCCTGATTGGAAAAAAAGTGTTTTCCGGGCAGGAGGTAAAAGTACAAAAGGGTTCGTAAGAGTGAAAGATTCGGAAAAAAAACTAATCGGTAGCAATTAAAAAATTATCGGTAGTCATCGGTAGCAGTTGAGGGGGAGATCGGTAGCATTCTACCGATAAAATGAGACATCGGTAGCACATCGGTAGCAGTCTAACCCCTTGATATTACTGACTTTTATTTAATATTTATATATAATGCTACTCTTCTACCTATATTTTTAAAAAAGTATATAAAATAATAGTAATAATAAAGAAAGCCTATAAAATAGGGATTCTTGAAAAAACTTTTTATTTTTTTAGATTTTATCGGTAGCACGGTAGCAGTTTGAAAAAAAGAGGTAAAAATGTCATACACAGTAACACTATATTTTGACAATATGGTAGACGAAACCCACTTTTTTAAGAAAGAGGGTGATGCTGCAAAATGCAAGGCTCAGCTCGAGAGCAAGTATCGAGGTGATCGAATGTATAAAGTAAAGATGGAGGAGATGGAGTAATGAGTTATGATTTGGAAATCTTAGCGAAAATAGAGAGTGGAGATTATATTTGTATTGCTGAACCTAGATATAGTTCTCCGACCTACAATCTTGGAAAAATGTTTAGGGTGGCTATGGATTGGGATTTCGACCAAGGCACAATTTACAATGTTGCTGATATTTTTGAAAATATTAAACGTGGCATAACTGAATTGGAAAGGCAACCTGAAAAATATGTACAATATGAACCTGCAAATAAATGGGGAACGATCAATGATGCGTTATATGTTTTGAGATCGTTAAGGGACTGTATTTTAGAACAAGATATTGATACGAAATATTTATATGTGAGGTGGTAAATTGAAACGACCAAACAGATACCCGTACACTAAAAATCAATGGGTTGAAGAAACCGTTGATCACTATACTTATAAAAACGATATTTGCTATACAAGTCACATTTTAGAAAATAGACTTACTGGAGAAATTAAGGACAAGGAGTTGAAGTGATGGAAGAGTTAAAGAAAAAAGTTAATGCAGTATACAACTGGACGGTAGAAGACGGGAAGCCGCAACCTCCCAAGCAAAAATTACCACAAGCGGTGAAAGACCGGGCGGACTATTTTTGGGAAATGGCAGAAGATGGTATGACGTTTATGGGAGCGATGGAATGCATCTTCGCTGATGAAAAGCCTACAGACTATGATTTGGGATCTACTAAGGATTGGTTGCCAAAATCTAAGGAGTTTGATGATTGGGTTGGCTATTCGCCAAGCATGGCTCGGGTAATTATTGCAGTTTATTTGATTTATAGAGGAAACTAAGATGAATATTAAGGCATTGATTAAGAAGTATGAAGAATTGTGGAATGAACACAGCCCTTTTTATGAACCTGTACCTTATACTTCAATGGTTGAACTTTTTTTGAAAGAGTTGAAACAACTAGACGAACCCCAAAAAGTCAAAATTCCGCAGTTTGTGGCGGAATATATAGAATTTAAAAAGAAAAACAATTTTCATGTTTACGGTGCAATGAGAGTAATTGAAGATCATTATGATAAGAAAGTTCCTGATTGGTTTTACGAAAATAACATCGAAAAATTCTGTCTTGCTTGGCTTGACGGCTACGAGGTCGAGGAAGAGAAGCGGTATTTGGTGACTTTAAAAAATAGGCAGCCTTTGGTCAAATCGCAATCAGGGAGTACTCTTTATTTTAGTCAAGATATAACAGCTAGGAATTATAAAGGTACTCAAAAAGAACTAGAAGAAGCAAAGTTCGGCTGGGTGTTTGATTGTGAAGGAATTGATATAGAGGAGGTGGAGGAATGATTCCAAAATTTAGAGTGTGGGTAAAAATAGGAAAACGTATGGTTTTTTCAGATGACATTCTTGCTATTGACTACGAAAACAAAGAAATAGTGACACAACAAGTTTATTTTGAGAATGGTTTACCAGACGATAGAGATATCTATTGTTATGATTTTGACGAAATCGAACTCATGCAATCAACAGGACTCAAAGACAAGAACGGCAAGGAGGTATTCATCGGTGACATCGTTAAATGTACAAGAGGATGTCTCCATGAAGTATATTTAGAAAAAGAATACGGTGGCACATTCATAGGTGGAATGCCTGCTGTATACCTAAAAGGATTTGGAGATGGATATGCGTGGACGGAATATGAGGAAATCATCGGCAACATCTACGAAAATCTAGAGTTTTTGGAGGAAAAAGAATGAAACCTTGTAAATATCCATATTCAGGAAGAAGAAAAAAGCAAGAAACACCGTCGCCAATATTTTCTGCACGACCAATTTTTAAAGAAATTCCAATTGTAGAAGAAGTTAAGGTTGAGTTCGAAGTTGAAGCTAGTACAGGGCGCATATATCCAGAAACGATAATACATTTAGATATTTCTGGGTATGGAAATAGAGTGCATTCAGTATATCTCTTCCCTGGAACCTTACTGAGTGTTGGTGAGTCAATCCAACTAAAAATGCTTTTCTATAGAAGACTTAGAAATTTTACTACAGATCGTTTTTTGACGTTTAGGGAATCTGATTGGAAGTTCTTTATCCGGGACCTGGTCAACGAATTTAAGCATTAAAAAAAGCCAAGACACTCTCTGTCTCAGCAATAATTTCAAACACTATTATTATATCACAAAAAGGAGATAGAGAGTGAACAAGGCTAAAGAGTTACTTGATGAACTACAGAATTTGGATGAAGAGATACAGAGTCGAATAGACGAGCTTGCTAATCTTGAAGCTAGTTTGCTTTCTAGTCCTAAAATGAGAATGGATAAGGTTCAAGGTGGTCAGAAGGTTCGATTAGATGAACGTTACATCGATATTTTTAGCATGCAAGATCCCTTGAAAGAGTACATAAAGCAAGCAACTGCTGAAGCTATCCAGCGCAGAATTGAGCTCAGTAAATTGATTGATAAAATGCCTAAGCCTGCAAGTCGAACAATTCTAAGGATGGTGTATATTCAGAAAGCAAACGTGTATGATATGATTGAATTTTTACGATGCAGCAAGACCACTTTTTACAAAAAGAAGAAAGATGCAATCCGTGAATTGGGTGTTGTAGTTGATAAAAGCGAACTAATGTGAACTAATGTGAACTAGGTTGAAGCGCACTGGTCTAACAATCGTGCTATTATAGTATCATCAAGAATTAAGGGTAAGGCAGTGAGCCTTCCCTGACATGGAGAGTTGGCAGAGTCAGGTTGAATGCGCCCGTTTGCTAGACGGGTGATCGCCTATGTGCGGTCCGTGGGTTCAAATCCCACACTCTCCTTTGAGTGTTTGTGTCCCAGAATGGGGTAGGCAGTAGGCTTAGCATTCATATATCACTCATTAACTCCTATCACTCATTAACTTAAAAATGGTTGCGGAAGCGACTGGACCTCGCATGATTGCGTAGCTAATTATATTCCGGATAAGTTATAAGCTAGAGGGTTTGATTCCCTCAGAGGTTTTAAAGACTACAAAAAATAAAAAAGAAGTCAAAATTTAATACGCACGCAAGGTTGTAGTCGCCTTGCACTTTTAGGGCTTAGCCTAGATAATCTGTGGTAACTCAGGAAAAGGATGTTTTTAAATCTATCAAACATCCTGCCAGCAATGGTCAATCTAAGCAATGTAATCTTAACTATTTCAGTTTTGGAATAGGTAGGCGAAGTTAAAGCAGGAAGATTCCAACGGCAAGGTGCTGAGGAAATGCAAATGTGGCTGTTTGGCTGTGAAACGAGTCTATAAGAGGAAAGAGGTATTTGGTTCGAGGTGCAACAAGAGCTTGATACCATATCTTACAAAAATTGGGTGCCTCCCAAAAGTATGTAAGATGAGTCGATTGTCCGCAAAACAATCGATAACAAGCAGGCGCTGTGCATTTTGTTCTTCAAAAGAGAATGAAACACATGACGATGCGTGTCTGTGATAGATGAAAGATGATTTTTATATTTTAAGGCTATTCAAGATAGAAAAAACTCAAAAAAGCAAAAGTCATCGCCCGTCGTAAACGAAAGTGCACTTCGGCAATTAGATTGCCTGCTCAAGTCTCGCAAGGATGAGAGTAAAGTCAAAGAGTAAAGCAGCTTAGACTTTTAGCGGAGTCTTCGTTAATTGAAAAATGGCTTAGTAGTTTGCGATGTGAGGAGTGATTGGTCTAACCAATCGTGCATGAGTGATACAAGTAGGAATATTTGTGGACAAGATAATAAACTATAAGTTATCAAAAGTCACTCGTTTAAAGCAGTAGTCTCATGCTAGTTAATGGATACATGGTAGACGGATTAAGTCCTGTTTAGGGAATTGAAACGTAGGCAGGTTCGAATCCTGTCGTTCCAATTGCGATTTTAATTCGCAGAGAGAGGTCTTGAAAAGGTCGCACATCGTGTGGCTTTTTTTGATTGTTTGAAAGGTGGTGATGGAAAATTGAATGAAAGACAAAGGCGTTTTGCAGATGAGTACATCATCTCAGGTAATGCTTATCAATCAGCTTTAAGAGCAGGATATAGTGAGAAATATGCCAAAGCAAGATCTTCTGAATTGTTGGATAATGTCGGAATTTCTGATTACATCAAAAATCGAATGGAGGAGTTGCAAGATGAAAAAATCTTAACTCAAAAACAAATACTTGTGATGCTATCAGAAATTGCGTCGGGACAAGCGAAAGAAACAATAGTAGTCACAACAAAAGTAGCTGAGTTGATGACTGATCCCGTGACTGGTAAGTCTGTAAAAGTCTACAATGAAATCCCTCAACTTGTCGAATACCCAACAAAGAACAGCGATAGGAATAAAGCTCTTGAATTGTTAGGTAAACGATATAAGATGTGGACAGACAAAGTAGAGGCAGACGTTTCTGGAACGGTGGTGTTTGCAAATGAGTCAGACATACCAGATTAAGCAAAGTGATATTGTAATCGACCTACCTAAGACAGTAGGAGCTGGGTACGGACAGTTCTGGCGCTCAAGAAATCTTTATCGTGTTGTAAAAGGTTCCCGTGGTTCGAAGAAGTCCAAGACAACCGCTTTAAATTATGTTATCCGTCTTTTGAAGTATCCCTGGGCCAACTTGCTTGTTATTCGTAGATACTCGAATACCAACAAGCAATCAACTTATACGGATTTTAAATGGGCGTGTAATGTGTTGGGTGTGACTCATTTGTTTAAATTCAATGAATCTTTGCCTGAAATAACCATAAAAGCGACTGGTCAAAAAATCCTATTCCGTGGTTTGGATGATGAACTCAAAATCACATCTATCACGGTCGATGTCGGCAGTCTTTGTTGGGCATGGTTTGAGGAAGCATATCAAATTGAGACTGAAGACAAGTTCAGTACAGTAGTTGAGTCAATCCGTGGTAGCCTAGATGTACCTGATTTCTTTAAACAAATCACAGTCACATTTAACCCGTGGAATGAGAGGCATTGGCTCAAGCGTGTATTCTTCGATGAAGAGACGAGACGGGCTGACACATTCGCTACTACAACCACTTACAAATGCAATGAGTGGCTTGATGAAGTCGATATCAAACGCTATGAGGATTTGTATCATACGAACCCCAGACGTGCTAGAATCGTTTGTGATGGCGAATGGGGAGTTGCTGAAGGTTTAATCTATGAAAACGTGACTGTCAAGGATTTCAATAAAGATGAATTACTACAAGATTCAGCTAATAAATTATGTATCGGTCTTGACTTTGGTTTTACTCATGATCCAACTGCTTTGTGTTGTTCGTTGATAAATGATACGACGAAAGAGATTTATGTCTTTGATGAGGCGTATAAAGTCGGATTGATAACCAAAGAAGTTGCGAAGATGATAAAGGACAAAGGTTATCATCGCTCACAAATCATTGCTGATAGCGCAGAGTCACGGCTGATTGAAGAGCTCAGGTCAGAACATGGCATATCTAGAATAAAAGAGAGTCGGAAAGGTAAGGATAGTATTATGGCAGGCGTATCAAAATTGCAAGGATACACTATTTATGTGCATCCAGATTGTAAAAACATCATGGATGAATTTTATAGTTACTGCTACCAGCGAGATAAAGAAGGCAACTGGTTGAATAAACCAGAGGATAAAAACAACCACTTGATGGACGCTTTGCGTTACAGCCTTCAATGTATCGAAGGTGGGAAAGCAACCGTCCGCAGACGTTCTGATTATGGTCTATAGAGAGGAAAGACATGTACCAATATTTAACCTATCCACGGGATGGATATGATGAGGGTTCTTTGAAGAAAGACCTGATTTACAAATTGATAACGATACATAGCACTGAAGGCTCGCATTTGAAGAAGCTTAAAAGCTACTATTTGGGTGAGCATGCTATCTTAGAACACACGAGACGCAACGTGAACGCACCTAATTACAAGACGGTAGCCAATCATGCCAAGGATATCGCAGACACGGCTACGGGCTATTTTATGGGCAATCCTATCAAGTATAACAATACTGCTGACGGTGATATCGATGAACTACTTACAGCCTTTGATGGTGCTGAGATTGACCAAGTAGATGCTCAGAATGCTTTGAACATGGCTATCTATGGTCGTGCTTACGAGTACATCTATGCTAAAGAGGGTATGGCTGAGTTGGATTCAACTAGTATTGATCCGGAGAATACTTTCATGGTCTACGATGATAGTATTGAGCGGAAGCCTTTGTTTGCGGTCTATTACTATGAAGTAAAAGACGATACGAAAGACACTACCAAGCACCAGGCTGAGGTCTTTACCGAAAATCTGCACTATCACATGGTGCTGAGAAGTACAGATTCAGGAACAACTCAGAGCGAGGAGGCAACACCTCACAACCTTGGTCAAATCCCAATTATCGAATATCGCAACAATCACTTTGCAATTGGTGACTATGAGCAACAAATTAGCTTGATAGACGCTTATAATTCCTTGATGGGGAATCGTGTCAATGATAAGGAACAGGCTGTAGAGTCTATCCTTGTCTTGTATGGCACGCAGTTAGCAGACACTCCAGAAGACGCTAAGGTAGCAATGAAGATTCTTTCTGAAGAAGGTCTTTTGGAATTGCCGGGCGATAGTGCAAGGGCTGAGTTCTTGAAGAATACGCTGGACGAAAGTGCTACTGAAATCTTGCGTACAGCTCTTAAAGAGGACATCTACACATTTAGCCATGTGCCTAATTTGACTGATGAGAATTTCGCAGGGAATACATCAGGCGTAGCCATGGAATTTAAGCTGATGGGCCTTGAGATGATTACTAAGACCAAGGAAGCGAACTATAAGCGAGGATTGCGTCAGCGTATTGCGATTTTTGCTCATTACTTAGGTATGAAGCAGATTGCTTTAGAGTCTCATTCAATCGTTCCACAATTCAGTCGTGGTTTGCCTAAGAACTTGTTAGAAATCTCTCAGATTGTGAACAACTTGGAAGGCAAAGTGACCAATAGACAGCTTATTTCTCTCTTGCCGTTTGTGGAAGACCCTGACGCTGAGCTGGAAGCCTTGGAAGAAGAAAAAAAGAAGAACATGGAAGACATGCCGATGTTCAACCAAGAAAACACGAAACCCGAAGACGAGGTAGAGGATGAAGAATCAGGAGTATTGGGCGAAGAGGAAAGCCAATCTGATTTACCAGCAGATGGACAAGGCCGAAAAGCAGGCAGACCAGTTCGATAAGGTCTATCAGGAAGCCAAGACTTACTTGGATAAGGAAGTCAATAAGATTTTTGATAAGTTCCAACGTGATTATGGTCTAAGTCAGGTAGAAGCTAGACAAGTCTTGAAGAACATGAAAGACAAGAAAAATCTGAATGAACTTCGTAAAGTACTTGAAGCGAGACCGAATGACCCGAACATCCAAAGATTACTAGCTGACTTAGACAGCCCAGCTTATTCTTTCCGTATGAAGCGCCTAGAGCGTTTGAGCGACGATTTAGACCGTATGCGTGAATCTATCTATCATTCAGAGAAGACAGGCTCAGACGCCTTTTATAGCGACTTGATGAAGGATAGTTACTACAAGGCTACCTTTGACCTGCAGCAGCAGACAGGACTAGCATACGGCTTTTCTGGGCTTCCTGAGAGCGAGATTAAACATCTACAGTCTTTCAGTTGGGTAGGTGACGGAAGTACCTACTCAACAAACATCTGGAAGAATACGGGGAAGCTTACTTCTAGCATAAAAGATGAACTACTTATGAGCCTCATGACAGGCCGAGATACACGAGAAACTGCACAAGCAATTGCTGAGAGGTTCAATGTAGGTCAGAACGATGCAAGACGTTTGGTTCGGACAGAATCAGCCTTTTTTCATAACCAAATGGAACTACTCAGCTATGAAGAAGCAGACATAGAAAAGTATATCTTTGCGGCCGTCTTAGACAAGCGTACATCACGGATTTGTCAGGAGCATGACAATCAGGTCTATGATAGGGACAAGGCTGTCCCTGGCGTCAATTGTCCGCCTATGCACCCTTGGTGTAGGTCTACTACTGTCGGATACGATGAGGACGCAGACTACAGCAAGTTGAAGCGCAGAGCAAGGAATCCAGAGACAGGTAAAGTTGAGTACGTGCCTGCCGATATGACTTATAAAGAGTGGTATAGCAAGTATGTTGCGAAAGATGTAAAAAATGAAATACAAGATTATAAGAAAAGTGACAAAACCGTTTCAAGATATAATACCCCAAAATTGTTTTCTGATGTTAGTAACGCATGGGATGAAATTGGGAGGGGTGGATTATCGAAAGAACAACTTGTAGACTTGCTAGAATCTGAATATGAATTAGGTAATTTTTCGAGCGATATAGCAAAATTGATAGGAGTAAGTTCTGCTTATATAGATGTTAGTAGTTTAGCTACTTCATTAGTGAGACATGGACAACAGTATTCCTTAGATGAATTTATGTTAATAAAAGAGGCGGTTCAAAAACCTTATTTGATTCTAGATAATTCAGAGAGGGTTGAAAAATCAATTATTTCATATGTAAAAATACCTAACAAAGATAAGGTCATTATGGAAGCGGTGATGGTGCCACGAGATGAAATGCTAGTCATTCACTTTAACAAGGTGGGGATTCGTCAAGTTAAAAAGAATGAAAAAAATATGTCGACGCTTTACAAAAAGGGAAAATAATGCTATACTCTTGGTAAAGATAGAGGTTGAGAATCTGTCACCAACGCGCCACTTATAGTGGGTCGAGAAATGCAGGAGCCCCGACAGTCCTGCCTATCTGTGCACTAAACAATCGTTTAGTGCTTTTTTTGTACTCAGAAAGGATTGAAAATGGACACAGCAAGAATTGGGATAACTAATGTAGAATTTTCAGGAACAGGCGAAAATGACTCAGCGACAGTGAAATTAGAGTTAAATATTTATGGGGCGGATACGTTCAGCGCGATTGAGTTACTACCTAAAATATTAACCGACATTCATTCATTATCGTATGAAGTTGATTGATTGTGACATTAAAAGGAGTGAAAACATGTTTATTTGGGATTTGGTATCAATCACTTTTGGGGGGTTGGTATTTTTGTTTTTAACCTTTATTATTTTAGCGTTAGTTAGCGGGATAATTGATGGCATAAAGAAAGGAACAGAAAAATGGAAGAATGGAAAGAAAGATTTAAAAAAGAATACTACGAATTGAAAGAACGATTCCAGAAGTTAGATATGATGATTGGGAAATACGAAAAAGGGCAACTAGAGTTTGAATCTAAATGTCCGATTGATTTGTTAAAAGGTCAGCGTTCAACCATGTGGAATTATTTAAGAATTCTAGAACAACGTGCAAAAATTGAAGAAATTAAACTATAAAAATTAACCGCATCGAAATCGATGCGGTTTTCCTATGCCCTAACCGTATGGAATCCCGTACGGTTTTTATATTGTCCAAACTGTACCGATGACAATAAAAGCTGTGCTGTTCCGTCGCCGGACGTAAAACGAGATTATCGAGTGGCGACGTAATCGCTGGAGGACAATTATGTCAGAAGAAATCAATGCAACTGTATCTACTGAATCAACTGAGACTGTCGACACTCAAGGAAATGTTGATTCAGTGCAGGAAGAAAAGCACGAACGAACTTTCACTCGTGCTGAAATCGGTAAGATGCTATCTGCCGAACGCTCTAAATGGGAAGCTGAGCAAGAAGCCAAGGAAAACGAAGCTAAGAAACTTGCCAAGATGAACGCTGACGAGAAACAAAAATATCAGTTGGATCAGCGTGAGCAAGAACTAGCTGACCGTGAGAAGGCTATTGCTCGCAAGGAATTGACCGCAGAAGCTAAAGCAATGCTAAGTGAACGTGACTTACCTGTTGAGTTAGTAAATGTAGTTGATTTGACAAGCGCAGAGACGGTATCGCAGTCTGTCGCTGTATTGCAGAAATCATGGGAGCAAGCCGTGCAAAAAGGCGTTCAAGAAAAACTAAAAGGCGGAGCTCCAATGAAACAAGCGCCAGTCGATAGTGACGGTATCACAAAAGAAGAATTTGCTCGTATGGGTTATCAGAGTCGAAATGAGCTCTATCAAAAGAACCCAGAGCTTTATAAGAAATTGAAAGGATAATAGAAAATGACAGCAGGACAAACTAAATTAGCCACTATGGTTAATCCAGAAGTAATGGCGGATATGGTAGCCGCTAAATTACCTAAATTGATTAAATTTACACCGCTAGCGTATGTAGAGACAAAGCTTGAAGGTCAACCAGGTAGCACTTTAACAGTGCCAGCATGGGAGTATGCAGGAGACGCTACTGAAATTGAAGAAGGCCAAGCAATTACGCCAGACCAATTGACTACTAAAAAGACTACTATGACCATCAAAAAAGCAGGTAAAGGTTATGAAATTACCGATGAGTCTCTTTTGTCAGGTCTTGGTGACCCACTAGGTCAAGCGACTTACCAGCTTGGTTTAGCTATTGCCAACAAGATCGATAATGATTTGGTAGCGGTAGCTAAAACTGCAACACAACATATTACAGAAACTCCAACAACTCTTGAGGCAATCGATAAAGCTCTAGATATCTTTGAGGACGAAGAAGATGCACAGTATGTTGCTATCATCAACCCTAAAGATGCTACTAAGCTAAAAACTGCAGTAGCAAAAGAATGGATTAAAGGTTCAGAGCTTGGAGCAAATATGGTTGTTTCTGGAACCTTCGGTGAAGTTGATGGTGTGCAAATCGTGCGCTCTAAAAAAGTTGATGAAGGTAAAGGCTTCCTTGTTAAAGTGTCACCAAGTCAAACTCAGACAGACGACGCTAACAAATATGGAGCTTTTGTTATCTTGCTTAAACGTGATGTGGCTATCGAAACAGACCGCGATATCTTGAAGAAGACTACCGTAATCACAGGTGATGAACACTACGGCGTTTACCTTTACGACCCTACACGAGTTGTAAAATTCGGTGGCGCGTAAGAGGTGACGATATGAGTTTATTGCTACGACGTCATTATATTCAAGAAGAGCAGGTTAACCAGTATTCTGATTTAGAGAATAAAACTCTAGAAGAGTTGAAGGATCTAGCGAAAGAAGCAGGTGTAGCAGGCGCTTATAAGTTGACAAAAGCCGAAATTGTAGAAGTTTTGGAGGAACTAAAAAGTGAAATTTAAAATCAAACAAGATTTCTATGATTGGGAATCAAATGTGAAACGACTGGCAGGAGAGGAACTTGAGATTACTGAGGAGCGCTATGCTGAGCTGGCTGACAATATTGCCAGCAACGGTGTCACTATCTCAGACGTTCTTGAGAAAATCCTCCCTGAACCTGAGTTCTTAGAAGAGGATTGATATGTCTATAGAGTTGCTGAAGAAATTAACAGGCGAAGAAGATACTCAGCTTCTCATGTTGCTCCAAACAAGGGCTACAAATCTTATCTTGTCAGAGACTAATCGCACATCTTTGACACCTGCTTTAAGTCTTTTGATACCTGAGGTTGCTATCGAGCTCCACAACCGCTCAGGAGCGGAAGGAGAGCGTTCTAGAACCGAAGGTGGTATAGAAGTAGTCTACGGAGAAAACGGCCTGTCTACGGGCCTTTTACAGCGTATACGTATGCATAGACTAGCAAGGGTGGCAGGCCATGTTTTTGAAGCAGAGTAGACTGAAACCTTATCCAATGCGACGGTTTGAAAAGACTGTCACTGAGGAAGGTGTCGCAAAAGAAGGATATGTCAAGGAAGCTGAGACAATCCGTCTTGAGTTGTGGCCAGCTAGTAGTAAACTACAGTCTGAATTGTATGGCGAGCGTGTCAATGATATTTTGAACGCAAATGCCAACAAGTCAGCTACAATCAAAGTGAAAGATGGTGTGTGTATCGATAGCCAGACAGAAGTGACTCATAGGGTTATTTCTAAAAAGGTCTACACACATCATCAAGTTTTGGAGTTAGAGCGTGTCAGGGCTACTAGGGGCAGATAGGCTTATAGCTAAATGTAGACGATTGGCTAGTAAAAAAACTGGCGAGGATATCGTCTTACGTGCGGTGCACAATGCTACTATAAAGGTTGTCCAAGCAGATGCAAGAAGACTCGCACCAGCGAGAGATGGAGAGCTTATAACTAGTATCAAAACTAGGGCAAAAATGGACGGAGATAAGGCTATAGGCGAAGTTTACACCAACCTTAAATACGCTCCTTATGTTGAGTTTGGAACGGGACCAATAGGACAAGCTAGCCATTCTGGTATTTCTCCAGAGGTCAGCGTGACTTACAAGTCTAGTCCGTGGTATGTACATGAAGACCAAATCAATGTAGGACCGTACCACTTTCAAAAAATCGGGGAGTTCTACAAGATGTATGGTCAACCTGCCCAGCCTTATCTTTATCCAGCTTTGAGAGACAATCAAGAGCGTGTGTCTAAGAATATTTCGAATTATGTCCGTAGAAAGATAAGAGAACAAATAAAATGATTAATATCAAGCCTGTTATTTATAAAGAATTGCAAAAGGTTGCAGATAATGTGACCGATACTTATCCTAGCGATTGGGAGACTTTCCCAGTCGTTATTTTTTTGGAAGAACAAAACAAGCCGGGTGATTGGTTTGATGACCAGGAACAAAAATCCTCTATCCGCTACAAGGTGGATATCTTTGATGATACTAGCACTAGTGAGTTAGCTGTTAAAATCAATCAGATTTTTGAGTCTTTAGGTTTGCGAAGAACTGACTGCCAAGACGTGCCAGACCCGTCTCATTTGAGACATAAGGTCATGCGTTTTGAAGGTATCGTCGACTTACACTCAGAGCTTGTTTTTCAATTTAGAATGGAGAATTAAACATGTTAGCAAATGGAATTACGCTTTCTTATGGCGAAACAAAAGATAGCTATACTAAACTTGTTGGATTGAAAGAAGTACCAGAGTTTGGTATTGAACTCGAAAAAGTAGAAAATACTACTCTTGAAGATACGGTGAAGAAGTACGAGTTTGGTATTGGGGACATAGGAGAACTTGAGTACAAGTTCTCTTATAATAATTCAAGCGCAACTGCTCCTTATCGTGTATTGCGTAAGGCAGCAGACGACAAGAAGAAACTCTACTTTGAACAAGCTTATCCAGACGGTACTAAGGTCATTTTTGAAGGCCAAGTATCTGTTAAGCTTGGCGGTGGCGGTGTCAATGCCGTTATCGATTTCACACTTAAGATTGCCTTGCAGTCTAATCTTACATTTACTGATGGTATTGGAGGTTAATTAAATGGCGTTAAAATACACAACTTGGAAAGTTACTGACGAAAAAGAGTTGAAGCTACGTTTGACATCTCATCAAGCTGCAACTGTGGAAGAAAAAATCGGCATGAACTTGCTGAAGATTTTCATGCCTGAAGCTGGCGAAGAGTTCACTTTACCGCCTTTGAAAGTTATGTTGTTGTTAGTTCACGGAGCCTTGCAGCAGTATGAACATGGGTATTCTCTTGAGGATGTCTATGATTTATACGATGAATACGTGGACAATGGCGGAGACCAAACAACCTTCATGACAGAGGTGTTGATGCCACTCTTTGAAGTATCGGGTTTTACTCCACGAGGAAGCAAGGACAAGAAAACTTCCAAGAAGAAAATGACAGTAGACAAGTAATCTTAACGGTAACTCAGATTATTGAGAGGCTTTATCCTATGTTTTTGGACATCGGGGGCAAGCCTCTTGATTTTTGGGATTTGACGGTACTTGAAATCAGAGAAATGATTGAAAGCTATAACCGTGTCAAAATCCAAGAGCGTAAAGAAAAGATTATTGACTCATACAGACTTTCGCAGATGATATCCAACCACGTTTCTTTATTGTTATCCAAAGATGCCAAGGCCTTTGAGTTCTGGGAATATGCGCCTGAGTTGTTTGTAGAAGAACAACAAGCAGTAGAACAGGAACGACAGAAACAAGCACTTTTGTTGCATAAGGAACGGATGCGTGAATTTGCAGAGAGACATAATCGAAAAAGGAAGGAGGAAGTAAATGGCAACTCTTGATGAATTGAAAGTCATGATTGACGCTGAGATAGCGCCTTTCAGGAAGAAGATGAAAGAAGTCGAGAATCAGGTCAAAGGAACATCTGACCAAGTGAAAAATGCTACTGCCAAAGTTCGTGAACAGTCGAGCTCAATCGGTAGTGCGTTTGGCAAGCTGGCTAAGTTCGCTGGTTTTGCAATCCTTGGTAAGAAATTACTTGATGTTGGGATGTATTCAACGCAGACGGCTCTTGAAGTATCAGCGTCTATGAACCAAATCAAGCGACAGATGGGCGAGAGTTCGCAATCTTTCTTAAAATGGGTTAACGATAATGCCAACGCTATGAATATGGGTGTGGGTGAGGCTACCAACTACGGTGCAGTCTACTCAAACTTATTTTCTGGATTTATCAAAGATACCAACAAGCTAAGCGCCTATACCGCTAAGATGTTGCAGACATCGGCAGTTGTTGCTGAAGGTTCAGGGCGCACGATTACAGACGTTATGGAGCGGATTCGCTCAGGTTTACTAGGGAACACCGAAGCGATTGAGGACCTAGGAATCAACGTCAACGTGGCTATGATTGAGTCCACTGAAGCTTTTAAACGTTTCTCAAATGGTCAAAGTTGGGACCAACTCGACTTTCAAACCCAGCAACAAATCCGTCTTATGGCTATCCTGGAGCAAGCTACAGCCAAGTATGGGAATACCTTGTCTAATTCTGTAAATGGTCGTATCAGCCTGTTTAAGTCGCTGATGAAGGACGCAGCATTGAACCTTGGTAACTCTATGTTACCGATTATCAATGCCATTATGCCTGTCTTGAACTCTTTTGCTATGGTTTTGAAGAACGTGACGGCTAAACTCGCTGAGTTTATCGCTTTGATGTTCAACAAGAAAGCAACAGTGAAAGATGGTGTTGGTGGAGCAGTTGGAGACATGGGTAACGCCATGAAAGACGCTGCAGGCGGAGCAGGAGACCTTGCTGACGCAGTAGACGACGCTGGAGATTCAGCAGGAGGACTTGCTGACAATCTTGGAGACTCCGCCAAAAACGCTAAGAAGGCCGCTAAAGAGTTGCTAGGTCTTTTGGGATTTGATGAGATTAACATCTTGCAAAAACCAAAAGATGACGACGCAGGCGGTTCTGGAGGCGGTGGCAAAGGTGGTAAAGGAAAGGGAGGCGGTGGCGGACCTTTCAAAGACATCTTGCCAGAAGTCGAGTTGACCGACATGGACAACAAATTCAAGAGCATTTTTGATGGTCTTGGAGATAAGCTCAAAGGGTTGTTTGACCTCTTCAAGAAAGGTTTTGATGCAGCATTTAGACCAGAAGGTATAAAACGCATTAAGACTGCCTTAGACCAAATAGCTAAGACAATGGGAGAAATCGCCACTGACCCAAGGGTTGTGAATGCCTTTAACCGAATGGCTGAGAAAATTGCTTATGCTTTAGGGCAAGTGACAGGCTCAATAACCACTATCGGGCTAGGTATCGGTGTTTTCCTTGCCGAAAGTATTGCAAATGGCCTTGGAAGGCAAAAAGAACGCATTATCAGGGCGCTAGTCGCTTTGTTTGATAATGTTGGTAACCTTTCCGAGGCAGTAGGAAACATAGCTCAGGACTTTTCTAGTGCTTTCTACGACGTCATTACCTCAACTGGTGCGGTTCGTATCGGTAGCGCTATTGTGTCAACTCTGTTGAGTTTGACATCTACCATTGTTGAAGTTGGTAGTAAATTAGCAGGAAGTTTGTTTAAAGGTTTTGAAAAAGTCGTTGTGACAAGCGCTCCTAAAATTTCATCAGTCTTCCAAAGTTTATTAGATACTGTTGCGCCTGTATTTGAGAGCATTGAAAGGTCTGTTAACAAATTTGGCGATGGCTTAAGTCGTGTTTATGATGAACATGTAGTCCCTGCTATTAACTCTATTGCTAATGCTTTTAACGGACTGATTGATATCATACAAATCCTCTGGGAGAATTCTTGGCAACCTTTTGCTGAGTTTTTATCAGGAGTATTCGGTGTTAGTATTGAAGGAATTTCAGATTTATTAGGAGGTGGCCTTTTAGCCACTTTGGGACTATTGGCGGATGCTATTAAGTTAGTGGCAGATGGTTTCACCGTTTTTTCTGACTGGTGTAAAGAAAACAAAGAACCTATCGTAGCTTTGATAACAACTTGGCAAACGATTAATTTCTTATCATGGGCAGAACAAGCTGGAGGACTTGCAGGAGCATTCAGCTTGTTAGGTAGTAAGGTCTCTTTGATTGTTGGAGGGATTAAGAATCTAGGTCTTGCTATTAAAGCATTGACATTTGATAAGTTGGTCAGTTTTGGTGAAACAATCTATTTGAACACCTTATATGCAAAAGATTTTGTGGTCAATTCAGGTAAAACAATTGCACAGCTAGGAAAAACTGCTTTAGAACTTGGTAAATCAGCTCTAGCATGGACTGCTCATGCAGCGAAAATGGGATTAGCAACCGCGGCGGAATTTGCACATTCTGTTGCAGCAGGAGTCGCTACAGCTGCAACATGGGCTTTTAATGCAGCGTTAGCAGTTTTGACAAGTCCAATAACATGGATTATTGCAGCAATCGCAGCTTTGATTGCTATTGGTGTTTTGCTCTATCAAAACTGGGACACCGTTGTTGAGTTTGCTAAAACTGCATGGCAAGGACTATGTGATTTTATCAGTGGTATTTGTCAAGCGATTGGCGAATTTTTCAGCGGTCTATGGACGAAACTACAAGAAATCTTTGAGCCGATAGGTCAATGGTTTGGCGAGAAATTCCAGCAAGCATGGGACGCCATTGTAAACATATTCTCTGGCATCGGAGAGTGGTTCTCTGGTGTATTCCAAGGTGCATGGGACGCTATCGTTAATATTTTCACACCAATCGGCTCATGGTTCGGACAACGTTGGGCAGATGTGACTAGTGCGTTGGCTAATATCGGGGCATGGTTTACTGACATGTTCCAAAAAGCATGGACTGGCTTAACAAACATCTTTAGCAAACTAGGTTCATGGTTTGGCGAGAGATGGGCAGATGTGACTAATGCGTTATCCAGTGTTTCAAACTGGTTTGGTGAGATGTTCACTAATGCTTACAACGCAGTAAAAGATGCTTTTAGTTCTATTGGCGACTTCTTTAAAGGCGTTTGGGATACTGTTAAAAGTATCTTCGTAAATGCTGGTCAGATGGTCGGAGAGGCAGTAGGTGGAGCGTTTAAGAGTGCGGTTAATGCGGTTCTTGGAACGATTGAAAATGTAGTCAATGGCTTCATCGGAATGATTAATGGAGTTTTAGGCGTTGTCAGAAACTTACCTGGTCTAGGATGGGTTGGTAGTGTAAGCACAGTTAGCCTCCCTCGTCTTGCCCGTGGTGGTATCGTCGATAGTCCAACAATCGCCATGATTGGTGAAGCTGGTAAAGAGGCGGTCGTACCACTTGAAAATACAGGATTTATCCAAACACTTGGACGAGTAGTCAGCAGTGCGGTAGTAAATGCCATGGCTGGTGTTAGTCCACAAGGTGGATTCTCTGGCGACGGCGACATCGTTATCCAAATCGCAGGCCATGAGTTCGGACGGGTAGCCATCCAAGAAATAAACAAGGAACATGAACGAGCAGGTCAAACCTTGCTCAAGATTTAGGAGGTTAAATGGCACAATTGACAATCAATGGGGTGGCTGTGAAGCCTCCCAAATATTTTCAAGTCGGTATTCAAGATATCGATGGAGAGACAGGGCGTAATGCCAATGGCGACATGATGCGTGACCGTATCACGACCAAACGCAAACTAGACTGTGAATGGGGTATGATGACTCAGGGAGAATTAAGTCAGCTTTTACATGCTGTATCATCTGAATTTTTTGAGGTATCTTATCCAGACCCCATGGATGGCCAAGTCACAAAGACTTTCTATGTCGGTGATAGGACAGCTCCTAGCTATACCTTTACTGAGAAGTTTAAACCTTGGTCTGGCGCTAAATTTAATCTGGTAGAGAGGTAAGAAAATGGACGCTTTAACTAGACGACAATTTGACAGAGCCATGTTTGCCAAGGAAAGGACGCTGGCTATTCGTGTTGGTGATTATGCTTCACGGGATATCAAAGAGGCTAGTTTTGAGTATGGCTACATTAAGGGCGATACTTATAAGCCTGGTGGAACCTGCGCTGGTAGCGGTAAAATTACCTTTACCAGTATCATTACCACGTTCAATAAGCTGGATACCCTGCACCCTGAGATTGGTCTACTGGTTGGGGATACCTACCAGTGGGTCAAGATGGGGGAATACTTCATCAACGATATTGAGATTGACCGAAACCGAAACACTACCACGCTTGAACTTATGGACGGTATGTTTAAGCTCAATCGTGAGTACGTGACGGACTTGCATTTCCCAGCTGAAGTACGAGAGGTTATTCAGGAAATCTGCCTGAAAACAGGCATTGAGTTAGCGAATGACTATTTCGGAATCAGCGCGATGCGTTATCATATTGAGCAAGTTCCTGAGGGCAAGAAACTTTCCTTTAGGGATATGCTGAGCGCTATGACTCAGATGATTGGGATGTCTTGTTTCTTCAACAGAGAAGGCAAGATGGAAATCCGTGATTTGACTGAGTCCAATATCACGATCAACGCTGACAGTTACTTCTTGCATGGCTTGACCAAGAGTGAGATTGAGTATCAGATAGCTGGTATCACTTGTAAGACGGACAAGAAGTCTCTGACGGTCGGTATGAAGACAGGCCGGTCTTTGGAACTGGACAATGTCTTCATGACCCAGAGTGCTTTAAATGACCTGTATTACAAACTGAAAAACCTAACTTACTATCCGTATAATCTCAACTACCAAGGGCATTTACTGCTTGAGGTTGGGCAGTGGGTAACCATTCAGACCAATAAGAAAGAGACTTTTAAAGTTCCTGTCTTAAGTCAGAGCTTTACTTTCAAAGGTGGTCTGAGAGGGCGTATCAGCGCAGATAGTAAAGCTGGAAATGATACTCAGTATTCTTACGAGGGAACGATTACCAAGCAGATAAAGAAACAAGATGGCGTTGAAGCAAAAATCCAAGCGCAGATTGAAGCAGCAGATAAAGATTTTGACCAAAAGGTCGACAAAATCAAAAAAGACTTT